GGCACACCAAAAGGCAAAGGCAATTGGTTATATGACTTGTATAACCTACAAGAAGAATTACCTGATGTATGGAAAGGTTGGCAACACACTACACTATCAAATGGATTTGTTACTGATGAAGAAGTAGCACAAGCCAGACGTGATATGAGTGAAAAGCAATTTAGACAAGAGTTTGAAGCAACATTTGAAACCACAGAAAACAGAATAGCATATGCGTTTGATAGAGAACACAACATAAAAGAACCTGTTTACCTTGATACAAGTGTTATACACATAGGAATGGACTTCAATGTAAGCCCCGCAACAGCGGCTATCTTTATTGAAACTGATCCTGACACAGCATTTCAAATTGATGAACTACAACTGTATTCATCTAACACAAATGAAATGGTAGACGAAATTATTAGAAGATATCCTAATTCTAAGAAGTTTGTCTATCCTGATCCTTCTGGCAACCAAAGACGTTCAAGCGCCGGCGGAATGACGGATCACACTATCTTACACAACGCAGGATTTATTGTAAAGTCCCCACGCAAACACGATCCAGTGAGAGATAGAATTAACGCCATAAACGCCCGTTTTTGTTCAGCAGATGCCGTAAGAAGACTGTTTATTGGCAAAACAAATAAATACAGTATAGAAAGTTTGGACAAATATACTTACAAAGAAGGGACTCAGGTTCCGGACAAAGATTCTGGTTGGGATCATATGTTTGATGCGATGTCGTATTATGTGGCATATAGATGGCCCTTACGCCGTGCTATTGACCCGGATTTAATAACACCACAACGCTGGGGACACAACTTACACCACGGAGATTAAACAATGGACGCAATTCAAAAACTAAACGAAGCAATAGCAAGAGTATTATCAGGTAATGCTACCTATGATACCTACAAAGACAACTGGCAATATCTGTTAGAATCATACATAGGCGGCGAAGAATACCGTAGAGCAGAACACCTTGTCAAATACCAATTAGAAACAACAGCAGAATACAGAGCAAGACTAAGAACAACACCTCTTGAAAATCATTGTGCTTCTGTTGTTAGTGTTTACAATTCATTCCTATTTAGAACCCCACCAATTAGAGATTTAGGTTCACTACAGAATTTGTCAGAAACTGAAGAATTTTTAAAAGATGCTGATTTCGATGGAAGAAGTCTTGATAGTTTTATGAAAGACGTTTCAACCTGGAGTTCAGTGTTTGGACATTGTTGGGTAATTGTAAGCAAACCAAGTATTGGTGCTTCAACAAGAGCAGAAGAAGTAGAGCAAGGAGTTCGTCCTTACCTTTCAGTTCTTACTCCGATGGTTGTTTTAGATTGGGAATGGCGTAGACTACCAAGTGGTAGATTTGAATTAAGTTATTTAAAATATCTTGAAGATGTTAATAGAAGTGTCCATACAGTTAAAGAATGGACATCAGAAGCAATCTACACAACTGTTGTAGATGTAGACAATGATGTTGTTCAAAACGAATACGAAGAAGTAAATGAATTAGGCAAAATTCCTGCGGTATGTGTGTATAACAAGAAAAGCGTTCAAAAAGGTGTAGGTATTTCAGACATTGCGGACATTGCTGACGCACAGCGTTTCATTTACAATGCTACAAGCGAAATAGATCAAAGTATTAGACTTGACTCACACCCTTCATTAGTAAAAACACCAGAAACAAATGCTGGTATTGGTGCTGGTTCAATAGTTCATATGCCAGACAACTTAGATCCAGGCTTAAAACCCTATATTTTAGAGTTTAGTGGAGCAAGTGTAGATAAAATCTTATCAAGCATTAACCACACAATAGACAGTATAGATAAAATGGCAAACACAGGTGCTGTTAGAGCAACTGAAAGCCGCACAATGAGTGGCGTTGCTATGGAAACTGAATTTCAATTGTTGAATGCTAAACTATCTGAAAAGGCGGATCACTTAGAACTTGCTGAAGAACAGATTTGGAAATTATATTCTGATTACTTAGGCACTGAATGGAACGGAGAAATTGATTATCCTGGTTCATTCAACATAAGAGATACATCAAGTGAAATTACACAACTTAAAACTGCGGCGGAGACGTCACCAAATGATCCACAAATCCAAAAGGCTGTGGCAAAACAAGTTGCTGAATGGTTAGAAGTAGAGTATGATGATGAAATGACACATCCTACACTAACAGCGGCAAACAAAGTGCCACATATACAACAAATGATTATGGAAGGCTATACAGACGCACAGATACTTGGACTTCATCCTGAATTAAGTCAAGATGATATTAACGGTGCGAGACAACCAGCAAATCAAGGAGAGTAATATGGCTTATATGAAAAAGAAAAAGAAAAAAGGCGGCAAACGTGGCGGCAAACGCGGCGGACGTAGAGGTTAATTGGGGCGAATACTTTAAAAGTATAAAACAAGTATGTCCTTGGAGTTATAGTGCTTGGCAAAAAGGTGAGATTCACATTACTACTTGGCAGGGCAATATCATAGATTTAGGCTCATATAGCGCCAGACTATACACAACAAGAACACACAATCCAAGACAACTTAAGAAGATGACGGACAGATTCAATGTCCTACGTGAACACGAAGAATGGTTATACAGTCATCCTAAGTTTGGAATTAACTCTACAGAAATTGCGGTGTTTATACAACAGGACCGTGAAGGATTAGAACAAGCAAGGAACAAATACTATGGCAAAGTTTAGAGGTAGCCAATGTCTTACTAATTGCGGAGGACATAGAGCAGGATTTAGATATGCTCGTAGTGGCGGAGGAACAAGAAGTCCTCATAGTCCAAGTTTTAACAAAGGAATGGGTATTGCTAAAGGCACATACAAGCCAAGACAAGTTAAAAAACGTAAAAAAAGACGTTCTACACCATAAACAATGGCATAATAAACGAATTTGATAAATACATTTACAAATAATATTAACTCTACGAAGAAGGAGGCGAGGTAACAATGACCGAACAAGAAACATTGGCACAAGATAACGCTACTGAGGCGGCAACTTTAAATGAAGAAACTCAGGCACAGGAAGTAACTGGTAAGACTTATACTCAAAAAGAAGTTGACGATATGATGGGCCGTATGCGTGGTTCATTAGAAAAGAAACTACTTAAACCTTACGAGGAATTGGGTGCTCCAGATGAACTTCGTGCTCTACGTGAAGCGGAAGAAAAACGCAATCAAGAAGAGCAAATTAAACGAGGTGAATTTGAAAAGACTTTACAGGAACTTGCTTCTAAAAAGGATGATGAAATCAAGAAGCGTGATGCGATGATTGCTGAATACAAGGTTGACACGCCACTACTAAATGCGGCGGCAAAATATCGTTCTGTTAACCCAGGACAAGTTAAAGCATTGCTTTCTTCTTCAGTTAGACTAAATGATGTCGGCGACGTTGAAGTAGTAGGCGATGATGGTGCTGTTAGATATGATGACAGCGGTAACCCTTATTCAGTTGATGCGTATGTTAAGGAATTCCTTGACACAAATCCACACTTTGTTTCACCAACAGCCAGCACTTCAAATACGAAGTCAAACGCTGGAGTAGGAATGAGCAAAGGAATAGATATGGCAAATCTTGATATGAAAAATCCTAAGCATAGAGAAATGGCGAAAGAAATTTTCGCTAAAAAATAATGCCAACTATCTAATAAGGAGAAAACAATGGCTAATACAACATCTATTAACGCCGAACTGTTTCAAAATCTTTTGGTTCAGTCTCAAATTGCGTTATATGAAAACTCTGTTGCTCGTTCAGTAGCAACGGTATTTGACTATCCTACCGGCAACGGTAAAACTGTTTCTGTTCCAGTATGGGCAGGAATGAGTTCAAGCAAACCAGGCGAAGGTGTAGCACCTTCTGCTTCAGATGCTAACACAAACACAAAGACTATTGCTCTTGCTGAGCACGTTGTTTACAATCAAGTTACAGATTTCTTACGCGATTCAGCGTCAGAAGATGTAATTTCTTCACTTGCTAACCAAAGTGGTTTAGCACTTGCTGAAGGTTTAGACGCAGAATTAATTGCTCTATTCGGTGACTCTGCTATTACACAAGGTGTAGGAACAGCAGGAACAGACAACTCAGTAAACGATATTATGAAAGCGGCGGCAACAATCCGTGCTAACAAATATAGTGGTCCTTTGTTTGCTATCTTAAATCCAAAACAAGCATACGGTATCAAAGCGGCTATGACTGCTACGACATCTTACCAGAACTCAACTGGTGTTGCTGATCAAATTATGTCACAATATTTTGTGGGCAATTTGGCTGGCGTAACTATCTTGGAACACGCAGGTGTTGCTGTTGATAGTTCAGATGACGCGGTTGGTTGTGTTTTTGCTCCAAGTGCCTTCGGTATCGCTCAAAGAGGCGGCGTAGGTATGGAGACTGAAAGACAGGCTAAAGAACGTGCTACTGATGTTGTTATGACAGTAGTGGCTGGTGCTGGAATTATTCGTCCAGAACTTGCTGTTGCTATCACAGGCGACGCGGCACTTTAATCGGGGAATAATCAATGGCTTTCATAACTGACAACAATACAGTAATCAGTTTCGCTGAACACAGCGATGTTGTTAATCGCGACATTCGTTTGTTTGAAAGCAACGAAAGCCTAACCGACGATGTTGTTGAAAATCTTCTAATTAGGGCTACTGAGCGTATCTTATCTAAGATACGTTCTTCGTCCTGGTGGGGTTCTTATTATCTAAACCGTTCAACGACGGGTGGTATTAGAACTTCCGCAGATATCCCAGCACTTGATGTAGATCGTATTAAATCAAGACAAAACGATTTTACAGACTTGTGCGTTTATACCGCCTTAGGCGAGTTTATACTACCTTTGGTTGCTGACTTCGGTAGTGAAGACAATGCTGAAAGACAAAAGATGGGATATTACACTCAGAAAGCAGATACGCTTATTGCGGAACTGCTGACAGCAGGTGATTGGTATGACTTTGATGATGATGGCACTATTGTGTCAACTGAAAAAGATCCAGGCCAAATTAACCTGAAGAGGGTAAGATAATGCGTGAGGATGTCATTAACTATATCAAAACACTTTCATTAGGAACCTTTTCACTCAGTGAAGAGTTGCCAAGAGATGACAGTGGAGTTACATTATATGTAAAGAATCCAAAGACTCTTTATGTTGATGCGGATCAATTGGAACAAAATCCAGTTGTCCAGGCTCTTGATGGTTTTGATTTACACAATGAAGAAACAACCGTTAGTGTTTATTTTACGGCTGACGCGAAAACATTGCCAGCAAACTATTCGACGTTAGTGAATAGTCTTAAATTAGGAAAGGACGTTTTACCAACTGGTGGATTTACCAACAGAACAGTAGAAGTTCAATCAGAATATGAGGCAGATTTGCTATCGACGAGGATTGATTACACATTTAGCAAACTAACAACTTAAAGGAGACAACGAGATGGCTTATATCTATCCAGCACCGGGAAATGCTTCTGCTCAATCAACCCTGAACATTAAAGTTTCAGGAGATACAGCAGGATTAGACGTTCCGGCACTACAAGATGTGACAGTCAACAACGCGAACGACGTTTTTACGTGGACGCAACTTGACTCAGCATCAAAACAACAAATTGCTACTACAGCAACCAACTCACTATCAATGAACTTGGTTCTTGAGCAAGACACTTTCTTTGGCGCAACTGCGTCAGGTGAAGCGGCTCAAACATCAGGTATCTTTGGATTATCCAAAGACAAGACTAAAGTTACTTTTGAACTTTATCTTGGTGATACTGATACTGGCGGCAACGGTAAGACAATTAGTGGATCAGGATATGTCACTGGTTTAGCACCAACAGTAAGTGCGGACAGCCCAGTTTGGGTTTCACCGATTACATTAACTGTTGACGGCGACTACACAGTAGCATAATCTGATTAGCCAGGGCGTAACACTTACAGTGGAGCGTGAGGGCTACTAAGAGGGCATATAGAGGGGGTTTATCCCCCCTCTATTACCAAAACCAATAAATACAAAGGAAGATAGATAGATGGATGTATTAGACAAAAAGACAGATAACGATTTACTTCGTAGTTTAATAGCAGAAGTAGCCAAAGCAAACAATGAATTGAATTGTGCTACTAATGATTTAAAAAAAGCAAGAAGCAGACTAAGTTTCTTGGTAGTATTAACAAACAAACTGATAGACAGAGAAGAGGATAAACAGAAATGAAACTTGAAGCATTAGCATCAAAACCAAAACTAATCAAAATTGTTGTAGACGATGAGAAGATTGTCGAACAATACAACGAACCTTTAGAATTTTACATTTACGATAGACAACCAATGGACGTCTTTATGAAGTTAGCGGCTTTAGAAGGCGAACATTCTGTTGGCGAAATAACTTCGTTAGCAAACGAAATGGTAATGGATGAAAAAGGCAACAAAATTTTAACTGATGGCAATGTGCTACCAGTTGATGTAATGTTAAAAGTAGTAGAAAAGACGGTGACACGCCTGGGAAACTCCGTAACCCAGACTTCAAAAACCTCAGCCCAGTCGTAAATTCTTGGCTGACACTTGACTTTGTCGCAAAACGATATGGCAAATTGCCAAGTGAAATATTGAAGTATGGGGATACAGCAGATGTCCAGTGTGCTGAACTTGCTATACAGTATGAAGCCTACTTAAACAAGAAGGCTAATGATACAGCAGAAGGCAAAGTTAGCACAGAACATAGCCAGGAAGAACTGTTAAATATGTTACAGAGGGTAAAGAATAAAAATGAAACTACGTCTAAAAACAAATAGAATTCGTCCAAACATCAGACGAAAGCAAAAACAATTAGACAAAGTTGCCTCTGAATCATATGAATTCTTCAAAAAGAAAACACCGATAAGAAGCGGAAATGCTCGACGTAAAACACGATTACAAGGGCAAACAATAAAAGCAGACTATCCATATGCTCAAAGACTTGATGAGGGCTATTCAAAACAAGCACCTCAAGGTATGGTTGATCCAACTATTAAGTTTATTAAGCGTATGGTGGCTGACATAATGGGGTAAAGATAGATGGCTACTATTAGAGACAAGTATGTATTAGACGTTGATACCAAAGGGGCAACCGGTAGTATTAACAAAATCAAAGGTGCGTTAGGTGCTTTAGCAGGTGCTCTTGCTATTAGAGA